TTCCTTTCGATGATCAAGGTGAGTTTACGGATAAGTTCTTAGACTCGATTCAGAAGAAGGTTAATAAAACAGGTTTAGAATTTAGCAATTTTGTTGCTAAAAACCGAAACATGAATGTTGAAGATGTAATTGCGTTACAAGCAGAAATCTTTACTTCAGAAGATGCTTTGTCTTTAGGTTTGGTTGATAAGATCATGACTCGTTCAGAGTTTTTTGATAAGTATCTTCCATCAGCCAAAGCTAGTTCAAATAATCAATATTATTTACAACAAGAGGACATTATGTCAAAAGAAAAAGATGTAACTGTTGATACACAATTGAGTGTTGAGCAATTACAAGAACAATTAACAAACTTAAATGTAGAAAAAGAACAACTATCAACTCAAGTTGACACACTGACTCAACAATTAGTTGACTTTAAATCTGCAAAAGAACAGTTACAAACACTACAGGCAAATTATGATGCTTTGTTAAGTGAAAAAGAAGCTTCAGATAAAGCTGCTAAATTAGCAACTCGTAAAGCAGCAATTGAAGATGCTATTGGTAAAGATAATGAACAAGTAGCTTCTCTATTATCTTCTACTGAACAATTAGAAGATACAGCTTTTGAAATCGTTGTTTCAAGCTTATCTACACAGCAAGATTTAAAGCAAGAAAAGTTGAAAGAGAAAGGTAACGAAGGAACTCAAAGTCCATCACAACTTAGTATTGAAGAAAAACTTGCTGCAACAGCAAAAAAAATGACAAAGCAGTCTGCTTAATAAAAGGAATATAAACAAATGGCAGTTATTACAAATTTATTCTATTCACCTGTAGTTCCTTCTGACGTATTTGGTTACGAAGTTAACACAGATGTTGGTTATGGTCGTGAAACATTCAACATCACTATTACAAGCGGTACAGTTCGTGTTGGTACAATCTTAGTTGTTGACTATGCAGCAGGTACAGCAACTCCATTAGCTGCTCCAGCAGATGCAGCAGCAGTTGAAGCTCTTGGTGATTTAGCAGTTTGGGTTGGTCGTGATCTTCCTACAAACCCTGCAACATCACAAGATTTTGATCGCCTCACTCAAACAGCAACAGGTAAAGGTGTTGCAATTGTTAAAGGTGATGGTCGTGGTATCTTGAAAAAAGGTTACTTAGATGTTGCTGGTACTCAATATTACGCTCTTCCAGCAGACGTTCAAGCTGCATTAGATGAAAAATTAACTAAAGAAAACCGCTTCAAAATGGTTGAATAACAATATACCCCTGCTTAATAAAAGGAATTAAAATAACATGACATTAGCTCGTAACCCTATTAACCCTAATACTACGATTGATCTTGGTTCGGTATTAGAGGTCATTAATCCGCAGTATGGTCGTATTGATCAATCAGGTTTATTTGAAGAACAAGGTATCCTTGCACAAACTCACATGTACAAAGTTGTTGATCAAGGTCAAACAAAAATGACTAAACTCACTTCTCGTACTGAACGTGATGCAATGGCAGTTGAAAAACCAAAAGAAAAGTTCGTTACAATGGGTGGCGTAACTATTAAAGAAACTGGTGGTGTTCACGTTGAAGATTTAATTGGTGTTGTTTCAGATGTAATTAATTTTGAATCTGAATCATTTCAAGAAGCTTTAGTTAAAGAAGCTACTCGCTTAGCAAACGTTGGTGCAGCTAACATGGAATATGTTAAGCTTACTGCTACTCAAGGTAAAGTTCTTGATCCATACAATGGCAACGTAGCAATCGACCAATATGCTAACACTGGTACTACTCGTACAGCAGTTACTATTAATGCTGCAACAACTGAAGACTTAATCAGTCAATTAACAGCATTGCGCAACCAATTAGCTGTATTAAATGGCTATAATGGAAACATCTCTGAAGTTGAAATCATTCTTGGTGAAGCAGCGTTTAACGCCATTGTTAACCATCCTGATTTCGCTACACTTTACCAATTAGCGTTTAGTGGTTTAGGTAATCTTGCATTACAACAACCAGTTCTTAACGGTAGTCTTGGTTTACAACAAAAAGGTCAATTCGGTTTCTCTCGTGAATTCCGTTGGGAAAACCTTGTATTCCGCACTTACCCACAAAAGTTCTATCGTTGGAATGGTGAAGCAGTCGATGCTATCGCAACTAACAAAGGTTGGACAATTGTTCACGGTGTATCTGGTCTTTACCAAGTTAAGTACGTACCAGCACCTTACGTATCACGTTACAACCAAGTTGGTCAAAAATGGGTAGCTCGTTCTACTGGTATTATCGATGATACTCATGCAGATATGACTATCGAATCACATTTGATTCCGTTTATGCAACGTCCTGAAATGTCTCTTGACATCACAGTTACAACTGCATAATCAAGAATATGAGAGTTACTTTATGTAGCTCTCTACATTCTAAAAAAAAA